GACCATGAAGCCCCACGCATTGTTATTTTCATTGATAGTCTTCATATGTTAGTAACAGAAACAGAAGACGATAACTATGCAAAAGGTATTACGAAGGGTGACCAAGGTCAACGTAGTAAACAAATCAAAGCGATGTTGCGTGAATTTGTACAGGCTATTAAGCACCTAAATGTTTCGATTGTTGTGACCAATGATGTTTACAAAAATCAAGATGTTCTAAATGGCGAAGGTGTCTGGATTGTGAATGATGCTACCAAGTTTTCACTATCACACATCGCCTTGTTAAGCAAGTTGAAACTGAAAGACAAGAAGGATTCTAAGAATATTCTTGGCATAAAAATGAAGGTGGAAGGTTACAAGACCAGATTCACACAACCATTCCAAAGTGTTACAATTGAAATCCCATATGAAACGGGTATGGACCCATATAATGGATTGATTGAAGTTGCTAAAAATTTGGATATTTTGACGCAAAAAGGTGCCTATTATTACCTTGAAGGTCAAGATAAGGGCTGGATGGAAAAGGACGGCTGGAACATTCATAAAGCTGATGTTTTGGCGCTTTGTGAAGCAAAATGTGACCAGTTCTTAGACTCTGGTGTTAGTGACGCCGATATTGATACTGGTGATCAAAAGTCATCCAAATCAAAACGGGACGCCAAGTACCTTAACGAAGAAGATTAACGTCCGAATTGGGGTATTGACTTTGATAGCCATATATTGTATAATGCAGTATATGGCTATTTTTTTAGGGAAAACAAATGTTTACGCATCAAATTAAAACACTAAGGTCAGCCGAAGAGTTGATGAAAGACAACATGCTGGTTAAACACTATGCAGGTTCTATCTCCTATGGTACTAATCTACCTACATCTGATGTGGACTTCCGTGGTGTATTTTGTGGCGATCCTGTTAACATTCGTACACCGTTTTTCACTGTGCGCGAATGTGAAGACACGCTCGAAGAAGATACAAAACTGTATGAACTTTCCCACTTTATGAAACTGTGCTTGGATTGTAACCCAAATGTTATCGAAACTCTTTGGGTTAATGATACTGATATCACATTCAGAACACCAGCCTATGACTTACTGCGCGAGCATCGCCATGGACTACTTTCTTCCAAGGTGGCTTTCACTACAAGCGGATATGCTATCGCACAGTTGAAAAGGATCAGAGGTCACAACAAGTGGATTAATCAGCCACAGACAGTTGAAGCCCCGCAGCCCAAAGATTTTGTATCAATGATCCAGTATTTTGGTAAAAATAAAATGCTGAAATTTGATATTGATGTTTGGAACGATAACCATCGTTTGCTTCCTTACGGTAATGATGTGTACGGTGTTTACGCGGAAAAAGGTCGTCAGATTTTTGACCGTGTTGGTAAGTTGAATACGACTTATGAAGGTGATCGCTCTGAATACGAATCACAGTCTCCAGTTATGATTATTAAGTTCAATAAAGATGTTTATGCCGAATTTAAAACTAAACATGAAATGTACTGGGACTGGAAAACTAATCGTAACGAAAAGCGCAGCGCATTGGAAGAAGCACATGGCTACGACACTAAACACGCTATGCACCTTGTGCGACTATTACGCATGGGCGTAGAAGCACTGCGCGATGAAGAAATTATCGTTAAACGTCCTGATGCACTTGAACTACTTGAAATTCGTGGTGGTGCTTGGACGTATGAAGAAATCGTTGCGTATGCTGAAAAGATGGATAAGGAAGTTCGTGAAGTTTGGTACAAGAAAACCAGTCTTCCGAAATATCCTGACCTCAAATTTGCAGCAGCCCTGTTAATGGATGTTCAGGACTTGGTTTGGTATGGTTAGGAAACGGAAATCTGTTGCTGATCTTTTATCTTTTGACGAAGACTCACCACTCTTTGTCAAAAAGAAGACTACCAAAAAGAAGACCAAGACCAAGACGGCAAAACCCGCTCCCGAAAAATTTGAATCGGAGGCGGAGGCTGCCTCGAAAGGTGAGCCTACAGAATATGTTTCCAAAAGGAAGCGACGAAAAAAGCCACCGCCCAAAACAGCAAGTCCAGATGCACCAAAATATATAATTAAGAGTCCTGCGGATTGTAAACATGTATTGCCAGCATTTAAAAAGTTGTTGGATGAAAAATGGAAAATACTTGAAGAAGGAAATAGCATGGAAGCCGCAGCAATTTCCAATTGGATACGTGGCGTGTCGGTTGTCGTTAAAGATAAGCGTCCCAAAGAATTTGAAGAACTTAAAGTATTAATAATGTTGGCAAAGCAATATAACTAAACAGATGAATGAACAAAAACTTTTAGAACTGAAATGGTTGCGTCAATTATATATTGAAGACCTTAGTAGGATCGTTACTTATCATAAGAATCCACGTCCACGTGTTGCTCACCCAGGAAAATGGGCAAAGCTTGAAAGCATCGTGGCGTTGAATGAAGGCATTGAAGAACCATTAACAATCCCACCTATCAATCAAGATAGGAAGGTTTGGGCATGGAGCGATCAACACTTCTTTCACAAGAACATTATTGCTTATAGTGAACGACCGCATGATAACGTTGACCAAATGAACGAATATATGATCGCGAACTACAATGAGTACGTTGGTGAAGATGATATTTGTATTTGGGGTGGTGATGTTGGATTTAAAGGTACTACCTTTATTAATGAATTATTAGAACAGTGCAATGGTTACAAGATTTTGATCATTGGTAATCACGACTTCGATGGTAAGAAGCTACGCCATCTGAACTTCGACGAAACACACTTGATTTATACTGTGGATTATCCAGATGTAAGTATGGTGTTTACGCATTATCCAATGATGAATGTGCCTTGGCCTTGGGTAAACGTTCATGGACATTTGCATGTGTTTCCAAATCCAATTTCTGGCCATCCGTTACATATTAACATGAACTGTGAACTACAAGGATACAGACCAAGGCTATTAGATGAAATCGCCAAACAAGCAAGAATGCGAGTAATCTCGGCAAAAATGTGAAGTTATAAATATTCAAAACACTAGAGAACTACAATGGGTAAAAATAATCATAGCGTGATGGCACAAGACATCGCCTATACAGTAAATCAAGTAAACAAGTTATCAAAAGAAGAAGTATACACATTATATGGAATTACCTTGCTTGAAGGTGGCAAAGTATTCGATCCGTTATATAATCAAACATTTGTAACCGTCGGTGAATGGGCGACTTTTAGCGTCGAACAAGACGATGTAGAATATGAAGAACATTTTTATGGTGGAGAATATGAAGATTGATGCGCTATTGAAAGAAGATGAAGATCAATCGGAGTACAAAATATATTGTGACATGGATGGTGTCCTCGCCGATTTTGTCAAGGGGATGTATAAATTAATCCAAAATTACGACGATACCAAGTACTTACAAGACCCCAGATATCGCAACATTATGTGGCAAGCTGTGGCTGACTATTCAAAAAATGGTGGAAAGTTATGGGCAGAACTTGACTTGATGCCAGATGCTATGGTATTATGGAACTATATCAGTAAGTATGATAATACTGAAATTTTAACCGCCTCTGGTGATCCGAAGTATGGTGCACCAGACCAAAAGCGTGAGTGGGTTAAGCGTTACTTCAATGGCGTAAAAGTTAACATTGTGCGCAAATCATCAGACAAGGCACAATATGCTGCCCCCAATCACATTTTGATTGATGACATGAGCAAATCAATAGACCCATGGGTAGCGGCAGGTGGTATTGGTATATTACATAGAAGCGCTGCTGATACGATTAGTAAATTAAAGGAACTAGGATTATGATAGGTGGTACATTATTTTACGTTCTTTGTGTTGTAGCGGTTGGTTATTACGCGAACACGTTGAATAGAAGTTTTATTGGCTGGGGTTTGGGAAGTATGGTACTTACACCATTCTTGGCTTCCCTTTTATTATTGATTCTTGGCAATACCAAAGAATCTTAAACAGGAGATATTATTAGATGTATACTGCATACGTTCTAACTGAGGAAGCCCGTTCTAAGTTAGAAGAGAAGTACCCACCAAAATATCCAAAATTTATTGGACATCACGTTACTGTTGACTTTGGAGTTTCTGCTGATGCGGAAATACCAGCACCTGCAGAAATAAAAGTTCTTGGAAGTGTTGATAGTGGTGATGGTTTACAAACATTGGTTGTTTCAGTTAACGGCAAAAGAGCACGTTCAGATGGTGGCGAATACCACATTACATGGTCATTAGATCCTGAAAAATATTCACCGAAAGATTCCAATGAACTATTAAAGAATACTTATAGATACACAATGTCTTTATCAAGAATAGTTGATACAGTACCACAATTACTATAATAAAAAAGGGGGCTAAGCCCCCTTTTTTATAACTCTAAGTCACTTAAAATATTCACTGAACTTAGTCTTTCTCTTAGACTATCGAAACTCAATTCCACTCCATCTACCATTATTACTGGCACTGCTCTAACAAGTCTCCCTACTATCGCGTTAACCTGCTCATGTTCGACATCTATCCCGATTATACTATAAGTATAATCAACATCCTTCTCTAGAAGAAAGTTTAATACATCCTTGCATCTTGGACACATCGGCGTTCCGTATACTGAAATTTTCATTTTAATTCCTTTTATAATGATAAGTCGTTTAACATGTCATTATCGACATCTTGTTTTACATCTGATATCAAGTACGATGATATTTCTGCTTCTTGCGGAGCGACTTGCACAGTAGAACCGCTTATCCATTGTTTAGTCCATGGAAGTGGATCGGAGGTAGGATGCTCGAACGGGACATCAATGCCTATCGTTTTCATCCGTCTACTTGCAATAAAATCAACGTACTGACCAAGTATTTCTTCACTTAAACCAATCATTGAACCGTGTTGGAATAAGTAGGCTGCCCATTCTTTTTCTTGCCGAATTACATCAAGAAACATCTGCTGGACTTCATCCTTACATTCTTCATTAATTTTTATGTAGTCTGGATCATCTTTTGGTAATGTACGAAGTGTGTATTGTGTTGAACCCAAATGGAGATTCTCGTCACGACAAATTAACCTAATAATTTTCGCATTGCCTTCCATCTTCTTTTGTTCGGCGAAATTCCAACTACACGCAAATGAAACATAGAAGCGTAATCCCTCAAGTGCGTTAATACTATTTAAACATAACCAAAATGCTTTCTTATGCTCATATTCATCATAGTGTACGTCAGGTGCCAACAGTTTCAATTCCTTGGCACTGCGCATTGTATTGTGGTAGTGCAACGCATCGTAATATTTAGAAACATCAGTAGCACAATCTAATATTTCTTTGATTGTAGTAATTTCGTCAAACTTTTCTGATGGGTTAGGATATATATTTCTAATGATATGCGTGTAGGAACGACTATGTACCGTTTCATTGGCATCCCAAGTTTCAATCCATACTTCAACTTCTGGTAATGAACAGATTGGAAGTAGACATAAATTTGGTCCGCGCCCTTGAACAGAATCTAATAGTGTTTGTCTAAACAAATTACTTGTAAAGATATGTTGCTGCTCTGGTGCAAGATCACGAAAGTCATTTTTATCCTTCGTTAGGTCAACTTCTTCGGGTCGCCAGAAAAATGAAAGCTGCTTTTCTGTGAACTTTTCAAACTGATCATATTTTACTTCTTCATATCGTGCAATTTCAGGTCCGCCATTTGGGTCAAAAAACATTTTGGCTTTTAGGTGGTTAGTTGCATCTGTATTAAATATTTTACTCATTTATATTCTCTTATGTTTTATAGTTTACACGATTCACAATCATCATCTTTTTCGTCATAAACATCACCACTACCATCTAAAGTATTTTGGTAATATAATGTCTTCAATCCCATCTTATATGCATATACCATGTCTTTGATAAGTTCCGACATAGGAACTTTATTATCAGGATAGTTTGCAGGGTTATAAGAAGTATTAGTTGAAATAGATTGGTCTGTCCATTTCTGGAAGATCGCTGCGATTTCAAGATAGCCCCTTGTCTGTGGCATATCCCACAAATATTCGTACTTATTTTTCAATCTGTGCATTTCAGGTACAACTTGTTTAAGTGTACCATCCTTTGATGATTTGGTCGATACGGGACTACGTGGCGGTTCTATGCCGTTCGTTGCATTAATGACTTGTGAACTTGATTCTACTGGCATCAACGCCATAACGGTAGAGTTTCGCATACCATGTTCCATTATATCCTTACGTAACGGTTCCCAGTCCATATAATTTGGCTTGGTAAGTACATTATCTACTGCTTTTTTGTATGTGTCAATAGGTAAAATGCCTTTAGAGTACTTTGTTTCATCGAACCAATCACATTTGCCTTTTTCTTTGGCAAGTTCCATGGACGTTTTAGTTAAATAATAGGATAATTGTTCTGCATACTCATTTATTAGGTTATTGGCAGAACCATCAGAATATTTTAGTCCGTTCTTGGCTATAAAATAAGCGACGTTACTAACACCAACACCCAATGATCTACGTTTGATTGCGGGGATACCAGCAGCTAACATTGGATAGTCCTGATAATCTAATAATTCATCCAAAGCTCGTACAACAAGATCACAGGTTTTTTCAAAATCTTCCGTACTTTGTAATGCTCCCATGTTTACAGAAGATAGCGTACACAATGCAATTTCGCCGTATTTGCTTCTGAATTCTTCGGCAGTAGTGTCCTTAAATTCGTCAGGGTGTATTTCCTTGTCATATGGAACTCTACTATGGCGTGTTAATTCCGCAGTCGGTAATGTGATTTCGACACAAAGATTTGACATCTTTATGGGACTGGTTTTTTCATTGAACGCACTGTGTGTATTCGAATGATCGACGTTCTGTATGTAAATCCTACCTGTATTATTTCGTTCCATCAACACACTTGAAAAGTGATCTAACGCATTCACAGTTTTCTTTGTCAATGAATAGGCACGCTCATATTTTTCATATAATTCACCGAATAATTCTTGGTTACTAAAAAATGCATCATATAGGTCAGGAACTTCATGTGGATTAAAGAGTGTAATTTTTTCATTCTTCAATAATCGTCCGTACAGATAACCATTTATTTGAACACCATAATCTAAGTGTCGTACACGGGTTTCATCCGTACCTTTGTTATTCTTCAATACGATAAGATCTTCTGCTTCCAGATGCCAGATTGGATAATATAGTGTAGCAGAAGCTCCACGGACACCACCCTGTGAACAACTTTTAAGTGCAGCATGGAAGTATTTGTAAAATGGAATGTTGCCAGTGTGAAACACTTCACCATGACGCACAGCAGAACCTTTCGAACGAATACGACCAGCATTAATACCAATACCAGCCCGACGTGAAGCATAATCAACGATACTGCTTGCAGTTTCGTTGATTGAATTCAAACTATCACCACTTTCAATTAGTACACACGAACTAAATTGTCTTGTTGGTGTTCGTATACCTGCCAAGATAGGAGTAGGTAAGGTAATACTCGATTTCGGTCCTTTTGAAATGGCATCATAATAGCTTCTAATATAATTCATGCGTGTATCTTTCGGATATTTACTAAACAGAATTGCTGAAATTAGGATATATGCCATCTGTGGTGTTTCAAAGTATTCACCTGTTGTCCGACTCTGTACGAGATATTTTCCACGGAATTGTTCGACGGCTGCATATGATAACAACATGTCGCGATCATGTTTCACTATTCTATCTAGTCTATCCCATTCGTCAGCATCGAACAGGTCTATAAGTTCTTTATCATAGACACCACGCCCAATACAATTTAACACGTGCTCGACCAATTTCGGTGGTTCAAACTGTTTATATACTTGCTTGCGTAAAGTAAAGATAGCTAGTCTTGCAGCGACGAACTGGTAATTTGGATAATCTTCTGATATTAAGTTTGCTGCGGATTTTATTAATGTTTCATGTATTTCTGCTGTTGGTATTTTGTTGTATAATTGCATCTTCGTTTTGATTTCAATTTCGGAAACTGAAACGTTGGCGATATTTTCTGTTGCCCAGAAAAGTACCACATGAACCTTTTCAAAATCGAAGGGTTCAGTTTTGCCACCACGTTTGGTGACAAGCAAGGTATCTGACATGTTATCTTCCTGTTGTTATTATTATTATTTTTCAGGCATGATGATTTTTTCTACATCAACGCCATGTTCTTTTAAGTAGTCCAGTCCATCCTCATTCCTGTACACGTCAACATAGAAAACCTTTACAACACCAGCATCAACAAGCCTGCCAGCGCAAGGTTTACAGGGAGCAGTAGTCACAAATGCAATACTACCATCTGCATCGTTGGGACTTCTTGTTAATTTTCTAAGTGCGTTGTCTTCGGCGTGTCTTACGTAATGGTATGTATCGCCATTCTCATCTTCACAGTTATTTGCTTCACCTGGATTAGTTCCATTATAGCCAATAGCTATGATACTATTGTGTTTTACTATAACGCACCCAACTTTCCTGCGTGTGCAATATGATAGGTTGGCGTAAACGTAAGCGGCCTGCATGTGTGCTAGTGCGTGTCTTTGTTTCATAATGAAGAGTATTTTTATTTATTGTTGTTATTATTTTTCGTCCATGATATCAAAAATCCCCAACATAGTCAATACGTTCCACTGAGAGAAAATTAAATATTTTAATATCCCTAAATACTTATATGACATCTAACGAGAAAGAAGCTTTAATGCTATACTTGGAATCCAGACTTCTGGATTTTGGGTGCCAGTTAACTCTTCCTACGAATGCCGCCTCGCTTCTTAATGGGATATATGATATACTAGCCGACATGGAAGAAACCCTAGAAACACAAGTGGAATTAGCACAGGCTCTGGCCGCCAAGAAAAATACTTGACTTCTTCTTTGTTATATAGTAATATCGTATTTGTGCTACTATGCACAGGTGCATTGGATTATTTCCAATGTGATTTTTAACATTTTCGAGGATTTTGCTCCTATGGAAAAAGAAAAAGAGGTTAATATTGGCGATGTCGTCAAATACCTATCTCGAGCCTTTTCCAAGGCAACCGCAAAGGCCACCAGTACGATTGGTGCACGTGCCCACCGTTTTAAGAATCAAAACGGCGATTGGGAAACTACACCTTTGTACGATTATCAGGTTAAGTTTTGTTATCTGATAAACGACATCGAACGCGGTCCACGGTATATTGCCACCAAAAGTATTCAGCGCGCTAACGCACTGATTGCTGATTTGGAAGCGGAAGGCAGTAAATAATAGTTGCAATTAAGAAGTGGAGGGGATTCCTCCACTTCCTACATGTATAAATAGATACATGCATGTTAAAGACCTAATACACAACTACACAATTGGCACGTTAGAGCCAATAAAAAAACACTGTACACAGTTCCTCGATGAGTCTGGTGGCTTCCCTGTGGTGAAGAATTTACCACAAGCTTATGACGATTTCCAGAAAATCAAAGTACGCAAAAGAAAGCACACCAATACATTTTCAAGTACGTTCAATGGTGCCTTTAAGGATGAAATGTCCGACTTACGGGAACGTTCCATATTCGCCAATGGCTTGGTCAGCGTTGAACCAAACATCACCGAAAATACCGAACCATTCTACGTTTTTCCTATAAATGGATATAAGTTCCTTTATAGTAAGGAAGTGGACAATTCAACGAAAGAATATAAGCAGGTTTTTGAGGCCATTTTTGATACACTTGGTGAAGAATCTGGAAAAGAAATATTTACTGACCTTCTTAGGTTCACGTACATTTCAGAGAATTTGGCATCCGGTATTGCATCTGGAGCTGAAATTATCATATACGGGATACCATATTATTATGCTATTCGGGAATCGCACGTAGATAGTTATGATGAACTATTGACAGCACTTATATAAGTGTAGTAGTATATACTGATAATAATAATAAAAGGTACGGAAATATGGAATCTTTAATTAACTCTGTGCAATATCTGTGGTTGCTTGCCAACTACGATAAAAAGACACAGGAAATCATCAAATGGCTGGCCAACATTTTCATGTATTCCAGCGCTATCCTATTATCAATTTCTGTCGCGGCCTCATTGGTACCAGCGACCTATATTGGTTTTTTGATGGCACATATCATTTGGGCGTTCTTTGCATGGAAAATTGAAGACAGACCCCTTTTTGCACAATTTATATTTTTCATACCCATAGACCTATATGCCATGTATATTAGGTTATAAAAATAATAATAAATAGGAGAATAAAGTGTCAGACGTTATAGCAATAAAAACAACAAGCAATGAAGAAGTGGTAGCAAAACTGGTTAAGGATGCGGATGAATTTATAATCATCGGAAAACCGCGTGCATTGGTGATGCAGCAGATGCGCGATGGTTCTGTTTCATTGGGCATGTTGCCATTTATGGCAAGCGCAAATAATCCAGAATTTACAACCGAATCGGATGTCAAGTTGTATAAAAAGGATATTATGGCAGAAGTAGTAGAAGTTCCAGAATCGTTGGCCACGGCATACTTGCAGCAGGTTTCTGGCATACAGTTAATAAAGTAAGGATACAAGATGGCAATCGTAGTTTATAAATGTGATACGTGTAAGCGCGAAAAGGGATTTCAACGCAATATACGTGGACTTGAAAAAGTTCAGCGTTGTACAATTACGCACGGTTGTCGTGGAAAATTATTCCAAACGGGTTTACACCCAGATTATATTAGATCAAGCACCCCCCGCCGTGTTCTTGGATTAGATGAATGGAGACAACGAAAAGTCTTACATAATCATACTCAATCAATCGCACGTGATGAGTGGCTTATTGAACATGATCTTGGAACCTTCCCATCAGTATCCGTATTCATCAATATCCCAGTTGAAGGAGATCTTGCAAATACAGAAGAAGTCATACCGACTGACACTATCGTTGTAGATGAGAACAATCTAATATTAAAATTCGACAGACCATGGGCTGGTCTAGCACAGTTAGTAGCGAGACAATCTGATCCAAATCTTTTACAGCCTTATACCCGCGTAGTAGAAGCAACGACCACACTGCAACAGATTTCCAATGGTGGTGAGATTGCAATTGCTACACGCGTTTCAAGTGTTGGTGAAAGTTCTGATATCAAACTTATTACAAAATATACCACAACACAGAATACCATTATTGATAATACGTATACTGTGAGTGATACACCAGAAGACGATTCAACTTCGTCATGGAGTGATTTTAATAAAGTAGTAATAAAGGGAAAGATTTATACTGTACGAAGTTATGATGGTATCATCATACCAGAAATGCTAGACGAAACGATTGGTTCTGGTTCTACATTTAGATTCACTGGAATTATCGACTACAAAGATAGTAGCGATACTAGAGATATCCAACCAGATGAAGTTTATATTTTGTTTGCCAGTGCACCATTTGCTACCATTGATAAGTTAACTGAACAGTACGTTGATGTTTCTGATATTACATCAACCGAAAATGCATTTTCCCTCGTATACGATTCTGGTGAATTCTTCGTTGATGTGGATATTATACAGGAGACTTATCCACCAATCCGTTCAGTATAACTATAACATATAAAAATAAAAAGAGATTAAATGAATAGTAAGAAACAAAAATTGTTGATTGAACTTTTGATATCTTCCCCAGATACGTTTGCTTTATGTCAAAACATAGTCGATCCTACTTACTTCGATCCAGAGTTTCGTAATTCTGTAGAATTTATAAAGAAATATTACGACGATTACAGTAGCACTCCAAGCGTTAAGCAGATAGAAGCAGAAACCAATCAAGTACTTAAAATACATGATGTTGCTCGGGATGAAATAAAATATTGTGCTGCAGAAATAGAAAAATTCTGTAAACATGGTGCCATGAAGAAAGCATCCTTGGCTTTGCCAGGACTTATTAAAGAAGAAAAGTACGCCGAAGCAGAAAATATGGTTAAAGAGGCTGTGTTAGTTTCATTGACCAGAGAATTGGGACTTCGTTACTTCGAAACGGTAGAAGAACGCCTAGATAGGATGCTTAAAGAAGATCCAACGTTCCCCACGGGATGGACTGGTATTGACAATGCACTATTTGGTGGTATATCAAGAAAAGAATTATTATTAGTTTCTGCTAACTCTGGTGGTGGTAAGTCAATTACGCTGGCAAACTTGGCGTTTAACTTCGCAAATGCTGGTCAAAATGTACTTTACATTTCCTTAGAATTATCAGAAGATATCGTGGCACAACGATTCGATACCATGTTTACTGGTATTGGTAGACGTACATGGAAAGACCACACTGATACGATTACCGAAAGAGTAAAGTTGGCTGGTGAGAATGCAGGCATAATAGATATTATCCAAATGCCATCAGGCACTACTTCTAACCAAATTAGGGCGTACTTGAAGGAATTCTACCTACATTACAACATGACACCAGATATGTTGATTCTTGACTATCTGGATAATATGTCTCCGAACGAATTCGTTTCAGCTGATAATGTATTTGAAAAAGATAAACGAAGTTCGGAACAACTGCGTCAGATTGGGGTAGACCACAACATGTTTATTGCCACTGCTTCGCAGTTAAACAGAAGCGCCGTTAATGCCACGGAGCATAACCATAGCCAGATTGCTGGTGGAATTAGTAAGATTAATGTTGCCGACGTCTACTGGTCAATTATAATGACAGAAGAGATGCGAGCAATGGGAAAAATCGTTTTCATCCTCCAAAAGACCAGAAACAGTGATGGTCTTGGAGTGCAAGTTCATCTTAAATGGGATGGAAAATACTTGAGAATTGTTGATGAGGAAGGCGATGAACCTACCCCACTGACATTCAACAAGAAAGAATCAGATAAAAACGCAGATTTTATCGATTCAGATAAACCAACAGGTGATAAACTGACTAGCTTGCTTAGCAGCTTTACGCTATGATAAATAACACCACGCATGTATAAAATAACAATACAATAGGAGATATACAAATGCCAAAAGTAACAGATATAACAGTACTAAACATCGACGAAGTGCCATATGCAGTTGAATCGTTATCCGCCGAAGTTCAAGCTTTGGTTGATATTTATAATGATTGGAACAGAAAGGAAGCAGAAGTTCGTGACGAATTGACACGTTTTCAAGCCGCGAAAGAAACCCTTTCACGTCAAATCATTGGGAAGGTTCGTGAGCAGACCGCAGCTGATGAAGCAGCAGCCGCAGAAGAATCAGCCAATGACGCAGAAGATGTGCCACCTGAAGTTGCACCATTTGATGCCGAAGAATCCGCAGAGTAATATTTGCAAGTTTGTAGCAAAAAACCCCGCCTTGCGGGGTTTTTTGCTCTTGACCATAAAACGCACATTCATAGTCCAATACGTATAAATACATTAAATATTCAGAAATAGGGAAAAATTATGTCTTTACTAAGCGATATCGTGCAAGAAATGGACGCAGCAGGTGCAGCAGCAGCAACGACCACTAGCAGTGTGGCAGCAACCCCAGGTTCATTGTTCGCGGGCGGAATTGTCGATCCCAAAAACGCAAAGAAAAAACGCGGCAAACTACTTCGTCGTGCCATGAACATGAAAACAGAAGGGGCTATGTCGAGATTAAAAGAAAGTCTCGGTGTTGATCTCGGTGGTGCAGATTTTGATGCTTCTGATGTTATTTCCCGAATTGACGCTGCTTCCAAGAAGGAAAAACAGAATGATGATACCACCGCATTTGGATTAGAAGACGAAGATGGTAGTATGGTAAAGGTCTACGTTAGAAACGATCAGGCTAAAGATTTCGAAACACAATTAGCTGCGTTATTAGCAGGTGCAGATGAAGACAATGATGAGGATAATACGTCCCTTGAAATTGCAGAAGTTTTATATAAATTAAAAGATAAGTTTGATATTGTGGATGTAGAATGGCCAGGCATTGCAGGTGACGAAGAAGAAGAACAAGAAGTTGTAGGCACAGAGCAGGGTGCAGAGGCTGGTGCTGAAATGGGTGCAGGCGCTGGTACCGAAGGCGAACCTGGTGCCGAAACTGGTGATTTATCGGGACTTGAACCTGGTGCCGAAGGCGAACCTGGCGCAGAGGGTGATATGGTCGCTGACGAAGAAGGCGCAGAAAGCGCATTAAAACAAGTCATTGATATGATGAAAGCAGATGCGGAAGCCAAGAAGGCCGAAGCAGATGCTCGCACGGCAGAAGCTCGTGCCAAAGAAGCAGAATATACTGCACAGGCATCCGCAGGCAAGATTCGCAAAGAAGAACAAATCTTTGATATGGAAGCTGCCGAAAAAGAAAAAAATGAACAAAAGAAAGAAGCAGAACAACTAGCCAAGCTTGCCAGATACCAACATGAGAAAGCACAAGATGCCGAAGTCAAATTATCCATGGAAAGCAAAGAAGAAGGTACTGAGGAAGACGATGATGATAATGACGGTATATCATTAAAAGACCTATCAGCGTTGATTATACGTCATTTGAGGCACCAACACTAATGGCTAAGCAAACATTCAAAGAATACTTAATGGAAGTAATGGTTGATGTTGATCCTAATGATCCTGCTGCAAGCATGGGAAAAGTAAAACAGGCAGTAAAAAATCCTGATAAATTTGCGAAACAGGAAGTTGCTAGTGGCATTAATAAGCAACAGGAAATTCAACAAGATAGAGACGATCCTCTTAAATCGGAGAAATTGCGCCTCGCGAAAATGAAACAACTTGCCGCCGCCCAAGAAGCGAGATTATCACAAAAAGAAAAAGTCGCGGCCAAACAAACAGGCATGGCACCTGAACTTGCAGGAAAATTATAATGAAAGTGGAAGAATTGTTATATGATTGTGAATGTGAACTTGAAGAAGTTTACGTTGATGAAAATGATGAAGTGCTTACTGAATCTGCTGTAAGACAATGGAAGAAGAGTGGACAAACAATGATTAAAAAATATCGTTGTTTAGCAGGACCGAAGGAAGGCAGATTAGTTGCCAAACCTGGCGACTGTGCCACGCGCAAAGATCCTAGAAAGGTAAGACATGGCCGTAAGGTTATGCGTGCTAAGAAAGGCGTCATTAAACGCAAATCTGAAATTTCTAAAAGAAAGTCTATTAGTAAGATTCTTACTAAATTAAACGCAAGACTTATGGGCAAACTGCCTAAGTAATATTTTTCAATTACGAAAAGAAAAATACTTATAATGGGATTGTCTAGTTAATTATTTCCAACCTTGATCTTCTGTCATGATTTTAGCCATTCAGCATCGTGGCTGACTTTTGTATCGTATATTGAAAATTCCGTTATGCGTTTCTCTACGTCAAAACCTTCCATTACAATTGCAGCATGTAACACATTTGCATCATATTCGAAATTCTTTAATGTGCCTTCGTATATTCTAAGTGTAATCATCTGCATATAAGATCCATCGTCGTGTATCTTGAAGGCATTGCGTGACATGTGCGCATCACACGTTTCCGCCAAATGTCTTAACACTGCTATTCTTTCTTCATCATTAGGAACATTGACCCCAATATGTGTTTCAAAATAACAATTCTTTGGCATTTCATCGGAGAGTTTTGTTGGGGCGGCAGGATGCCAAGGGACGGTTTCAATTTTTTCGCGGACTACATCATATCCTGCCATCACTAACCCATGAGAGATTCGTTTCATTTCTTCATAAGCACTCCGGTTAGTGCCCATATGAACCGATGATGTCATAACATCTTTGATTGTTGTATTGTTTGTTTGAAGTGCAAGCACGATAGGTTTAACATCTAATGCTTTACAATTCTTTTTGAATTCTTCGTTGTCGGCAGCCATAACAGTGACATGAATTTCAAATGGAATCTTGTCTTTGACTTTTGCTTCACGCATTTGAATGTCAGCCCACTTCTTGGTCTTGGTAGTAACCATTTCTTCGA